GAAGGACCCCCCTGTCTTTCCAGACTCTTCTCTCCCTGAGACAGTCCGAACAGTGCCAGACTCACCATTTATTAAACCTGATACGCTTAACTTCGATGCAAAATGATACGGAAATAAAACAGACCTCACGAGGGGTCGGGCTAATTGGCAGCACTGAGCCTAGAATCCACACGCCTTTACTTAAAGGAATATCTAAAGCACAAGAGGTAGCCGATCTAGCTGAGAAAATAGGCATGCCTCTTATTCCCTGGCAACGCTGGGTATTAGATGATCTATTAACTATTGATGATAAAGATATGTGGGTCAAAAAGAGTGGGTTAATCCTTGTCAGTCGACAATCAGGAAAGACTCACCTAGCTAGGATGCTTATACTTTCACATTTATTCTTATGGGGCAGTAAGAATGTGCTAGGCATGTCCTCTAACCGTAATATGGCATTAGATACATTTAGAAATGTTGCATACACAATAGAAGACAATCAATTTTTAAAAGACCAGGTAAGACAGATACGTCTGGCTAACGGCCAAGAATCTATAACCTTACTTAATGGCGCAAGGTATGAAATAGCAGCGGCAACTAGAGATGCACCTCGTGGTAAGACTGCCGACTTCTTATATTTAGATGAATTACGTGAATGGTCAGAAGAAGCATTTACAGCTGCATTACCAGTAACACGTGCTAGATCTAATTCAATGACTTTAATGACAAGTAATGCTGGTGATGGGTTTAGCACAGTGCTGAATGATCTAAGAGAGCGATCGCTATCTTATCCGCCTGTTACTTTGGGTTATTACGAATGGTCAGCACCACAGCACTGCAAAATAAATGATCGCAAAGCCTGGGCTATGGCAAATCCAGCATTAGGATATTTTGTAACAGAACAAACATTAGAAGAAGCTGTAAACACAAACAGCATAGAAGCTACACGCACAGAAATGTTATGCCAATGGGTAGATAGCGCAGTTAGTCCCTGGGTCTATGGATCTATTGAAGCTTGTAGCGATAGCACACTAGAAATCCCTGTCGGGCCAATGACTATAATGGCCTTTGATATTGCACCCACACGCAGATCAGGTGCGTTAATTATGGGTCAAATGAAAGACGATAAAATAGCTGTAGGACTTGCACAGCTGTGGCATAGTGATATTGCAATAGATGAAGTTAAGATGGCAAGTGACATAAATGAATGGGCACGTAAGTACCATCCACATATAATTTGTTTTGACAAGTACGCCACGCAATCAATAGCTACACGATTAGAGCAAAGTGGCTGGCGCTTACAAGATACGTCTGGTCAAGCGTTTTACCAGGCATGCTCGGATCTATCCGATGCTATGGCTAACGGCAGAATGGTGCATAGTGGTCAAGCAGATCTAGTACAGCACTTAAATAACTGTGCTGCTAAGACTAGCGATGCTGGATGGCGCATCATTAGGCGTAAATCTGCAGGTGACGTTACAGCTGCAATATCCTTGGCCATGGTCGTAAGCCAGTTGACACGCCCACAACAAACTGCGCAAATCTTTGTCTAATTTGCACTATTAGTACGTTTTATGCTATAAAGTATACATATGGGTCTATTGTCTGCTTTGGGTATAACCAATAAAAAAGAAAATCTACAAGCGCAATACGCCCCTGCAATTATGGACACAGCTTATGGCTATGGTTCATTTACTACAGGTGTTGGTAATTTTCCTGGTGGATTAGATCGTAATCTTGCAATGCAAGTACCAGCTGTAAGTCGTTGCAGAAATCTTATTGCTGGTGTAGTTTCCTACTTGCCACTTAAACTTTACAAAAAGTCTAATGGTGAGGAACTCGGGAATCCTCTTTGGCTAGACCAACCAGACTATCGACAACCAAGATCCGTCACTCTAAGTTGGACCGTCGATAGTTTGATTTTTTTTAATTGCGCGTATTGGCGCTGTACCGAACTTTATGCGGACGATTTGCGCCCATCACGTTTTGAATGGATTGCAAATAATCGAGTTACATTTACAACTGATAAATTTGGCACAGAAATTACAGATTATTTTGTGGATGGTATTAAAGCGCCAATGTCAGGTATTGGAAGTCTCATTACTTTCCAAGGATTAACTGGTGGCGGAGTTTTACAAACCGCAGCACGCACAATACAAAGCGCATTAGATTTAGAAAAAGCCGCAGCTGTATCAGCCGCGACTCCAATGCCTAGTGGTTATATTAAAAACACTGGCGCAGATTTACCAGAGCAACAAGTATCTGGATTATTAGCACAATGGAAACAAAGCAGACAAAATAGATCTACAGCATATTTAACTTCTACACTATCTTACGAAACTACAGGATTTAGCCCTAAAGATATGATGTATAACGAAGCGCAACAATATTTAGCCACACAAATTGCTAGAGCAATGAATGTACCTGCATATTACATAAGCGCAGATATGAATAATTCTATGACATATCAAAACATTTTAGATGGTCGCAAAGAATTTGTGGCTTATTCATTACAGCCATTTATCTGTGCTATTGAAGATCGTTTGAGTATGGACGATATAACTCCACGTGGTCATGTAGTTAAGTTTGCTATAGAAGAATCATTCCTAAGAGCTGACACAATGAAACGCTTAGAAACGCTAGAAAAAATGTTATCTCTGGGTCTTATTGACGTAGATGATGCAAAAGAAATGGAAAACCTAACACCTAACGGAAGAGAACAAGACGATGATACTTACATTCAGTAGCCAGGTAGAAGCTGCGGATACAGAGCGCAGAGTAATTGCTGGCAAGATAGTGCCATTTGAAGAAGTAGGTAATACCTCTGTAGGTAAAGTGGTTTTTGCTAAAGGTTCAATCGAAATAGGTGACCCAGGCAAGGTTAAGATGCTTATGCAGCACAGCCCAGAGCGCCCTATTGGTAGAATGCAAAAGTTTAATCAAGCAGAAGATGGTATTTACGCATCATTTAAAATTAGCGCATCAATGCAAGGTCAAGATGCTTTAATCCTTGCAGGTGAGCAGTTAATCGATGGTTTGTCAGTCGGTGTAGACGTTAATAAGTCTGTACAGAAAAAAGATTATTTATATGTAACCAGTGCCACTCTACGTGAGGTCAGCCTGGTCGAATCGCCTGCATTTGAGGCGAGAGTAACTAAAGTTGCTGCTAGCGAAAGCGAAACAGAGACACCAATCGAAACTAAAGAAAGCGAGGCTCCTGTGGAAGAATTAGCAACAGCGCCACAAGAAGCAAAGGCAGAGGCTGCTACTCCTACAGTAGAAGCCGCTCGCCCAGTTATTACAGCACCATATATTTCTACAAAAGTGCGTACACCTATTGAATCAATGGGTGGATACACAGAGCATAAAATTAAAGCAGCATTAGGCAACGATGACTCAAAGTTATTTATTGCAGCTGCCGATGATTTTGCTAACAACGGATTAGGTTTTAATCCAACACAATATCTAACAGAGTTTGTAACTAATACACGCTTTGGAACACCTGCAATTGATGCCTGTTCACAAGGAACTTTGCCCCCAACAGGCCTTACTATCAATATACCTTCACTTGTCACTAGCTCAGGTGGCGGAACTGGTGTAGCACCAACTGTAACTGTAGAAGCCGAAGGCGGCGCAGTGTCAAATACAGATATGGTCAGCCAGTATCTTTCAGGAACAGTATCCAAGTACAGTGGTATGAATACACTATCTGTAGAGCTTCTAGAAAGATCAGGTTATCCTGGATTCTATGAGGAATTAACTAATCAATTATCTTTAGCTTATTTAAAGACAATTGACACCACAGTATTAACTGCACTACTTGCAGCTGGTATGAATGGTACAAATACTTCTGCAGATCTAGATGGTATTGTTGCATTCACTACAGAAGGCGCACGTACTATCTACTCAAACACAGGTTACTTTGCACAGAACTACATCGCTAACCCAGCACAATGGGGTGCATTAATCGGTGCGCAAGATACAACAAAGCGCCCAGTATTTAATGCCCTACAACCTATGAACGCTGCAGGCCAAGTGGGCCCACAGTCGATCAGAGGGTCAGTGCTAGGACTTGATTTATATGTAGACAAGAACTTCTCAGCAACTACATTCGATGATGATTCTGCAGTAATCCTTGCACCAGAGGCATTTACTGTGTATCGCTCACCACAGGCTTACATGTCTGTTAATGTAGTTTCAAATCTACAGGTTCAGGTAGCAATTTACGGATACATGGCAACAATCGCCAAAATGCCTAACGGAATTATCAAGTACAAGAAGACCTGATAACACCGACCAAATAAGTAATCTCTGGGGTTTAGTAGCCCTAGCCCCAGAGAGCTATTAGCAAAGGAGTAAAGATGCCAGCCAGTTATGTTACCGTGGCCGAGTTACGGGCTAATCTCGGAATTGGTTCACTTTACTCCGATGCTACTATTGAAGAAATTTGTCAAACATCAGAAGATTTAATTAACCAATATTTATGGTTTAACACTGCCCCTGTAGTGGGAACAGCTCGCAGCAATAACGTCTGCACACTTATGCTCGCTAATCCCAATGCGTTTGTAACAGGTCAAACAATTACAGTCAGTGCGTGTGGTGCTGCATTCAATGGTGCAGTTACAATCACTGGCACAATACCACCTAGCACTGGCACTACTAATTTAATTCCAGTATTTATGTACCAATACGGTCAAACTAATTTTCCTAATGGTTATTCATTTGTTCAATATACTAAAAATGGCGATGACCAAAACTTCCACAAAGTATTACCTTACGGAGTAGCCACAGGCCCAGATCATAAAACTCAATCGTATGCGAATACGCCAAGCATAGCTCAAGCTGCGATGATAGTTGCCGTGGATATTTTCCAGGCACGCCAGGTTTCCATGAACGGAGGCAACGGTATGGATGGCATGAGCCCCAATCGTTACGCCATGGGCTACCAGCTTATAAACAGAGTACGAGGTCTCATAGCACCTTACTCTAGTCCTAACACAATGGTGGGCTAATGCCAGCGGCAATTACTACACTAAGGTCAACACTTGCAACTGATCTAACTAACACTGGTGTATGGAATATATTTAGTTACCCACCAGCTACGTTAATTCCCAATAGTATTGTGATAACTCCTGGCGAGCCATATCTTACGCCTTCTAATAACGAGCAAATAAACATCGCACCTTTAGCAAACTTTCGCTTAATGATCTGTGTACCAGCCCTAGATAACCAGGGTAACCTTGCAGGCATAGAAGATTTTATTGTTGCTGTTGTGACTAAACTAAACGCATCATCTTTGGTGCTAAATATATCAAGTGTCTCTGCTCCAGCTATCACAAGTGTGGCAAGTGGAGATTTATTAACATCCGACATCACCGTATCAATCCTAACGAGCTGGAGCTAAAATGAGTGAAGCAAATGATTTAGCCTTCTTAATAAAGATAGGCCAAATAAAAGAAGCACCAAAACCAACCGCACAAACTAAAAAAGAAGAGGAATAACATGGCCATATACTTAAATAACAATGTAGGCGTTAAACTGGCTACTGCCGCTGCGCCTACTACACCATCTATTGACATTAGTTCTTATGTCACCAGCGCAGTTATTAATCAGATCATAGATGAGCTTGAAGTTACAACAATGTCAGATACAGCACACCGCTTCGCAGCTGGTTTGCAATCTGGCACATTTACTATTGATTTTCTCAATGAGTGGGCAAGCGCACAAGTTATGCAGACACTAAATGACGCATTTGGTAAGACACTTGCAGTATCAGTAATTACTGTAAAAGGCACAGTTGTATCAGCTGCTAACCCTTCATATCAATTTAGCATTTTGGTCAACAACCTTACCCCAATTGGTACAGGTGGCGTTTCTGAAATTGCTACTTCTAGCGTTACCTTTACGCTAAACTCCGCATTAACAGTATCGCCATCAGTGGCGTTCTAATAAGGGAGTAACAATGGCAACGCTAAAGATTACTAGGGCTAATGGGGAAGTTACAGAACATAAAATAACCCCAGGAGTTGAATATGCGTTTGAAGTCAAATGGCAAAATGGTATTAGCAAAATGCTACGTGAGCATGAGCAACAGACTCATATTTATTGGTTAGCTTGGGAGTGCTTACGTAGAGCTAATATCACTATACCTTTATTTGGTCCAGAATTTATAGACAGCTTAGAAACTGTCGAGGTATTAGACGAAGAAAAAAAATAACGCAGAGGGATTCAACAATCTATACGATAGCAGCGCTATCCGTAGAACTCGGAATTCCTCCTAAAGAATTTATTGAAATGGATTCCGAAATGCTTAGGGCAATAGTCCAGGTATTAACGGATAGAGCTAGGGAGATCAAAAATGCCAGCCGAAGTCGTAGGCGTTGAAGATGTCCTAAAAGGTTTATCGTTTTTTGATGATGATATGTATAACCGCATTAAAACTGTTCTTGGGCCTTTAATGCGTGATGTTGAATCCTCAGCTAAAAGTGATGTGCCTGGTAACGGTGAGATGTTATCTGGCTGGTCTAAACCAATCTCATCACAAGTAGATTACAGACCATTCCCTAAATATGAAGCTGCTATGGTTAAAGGTGGCATAGGTTACAAAGAAGGACAAAACAGAAAATTTAAAAATGGTTTTCAAGTAGAAAATTATGTCTACAATATAAGCGCAGCTGGTCGTATCTACGAGACTGCAGGCCGAGTTAATCCACAAGGTCGGGCGCCATTTACTTCTATCCATGAAGGTGGCGGAGTCGTTGCTTTTGAAAAAGAACAAACTCGTAAAACTAGATCTAGAGCCACACGTTCTTACAATTCAAACAATCCATTTGCAGGGTATCAATTCGTAAGTGCATTAGAACCTTTAACGTCTCAACCTAAATTACCAGGCGTACGTAGTGGCACACGTAAAACTAAAGGTCGTTTAATTTACAAAGCTTGGGCTAAAAAGAGTCCTGGAATTTATCAAGCGATAGTTAAAA